TAGAAAGTCTAAATTGTGTTTCATGAATGATAAATGGCTTTACGATTTATTTTCACCTTACATAAACACTGCTAATAAAAATGCAGGTTGGGGTTATGATTTAACTTGGTCTGAGAGTTTTCAATATACAGTTTATAAAAAAAATAATTTTTATCATTGGCATCAAGATTCTTTTGATGCACCTTTTACTTCTGAAGATCCTAACTTTGATGGCAAAGTTAGAAAAATATCTTTAATCTGTAATTTAACAGATCCAAAAAAATTTACAGGTGGAGAAGTAGAATTTGATATCACTAATCTAGCACGCAAAAAAGAAGTAGTTTTGCAATGTAAAGAACTTAGAAAACAAGGCACAATAGTAATTTTTCCTAGTTATATATGGCACCGTGTTAAACCTATAAAATCAGGAACAAGAAAATCTATAGTAAATTGGAGCATTGGAAATCCATGGAGATGAAAAAAAGAATTTTTAAATGGGGTCCATTTGTATACAATGGCATGATGTCACCTGAAGACTTAAAACTATTAAATAAACTTTGTATTAAAAACAAAAAGCTTGATGCAAGAAAAACTTTAGCAGCTACTATTAAACAAGAATATTTTATAAATTTAAAAAAATTTCATGAAATTACACTTAAATATTATAAAGACTTTATTATAGACTTTTCTAAATATTATAATACAGGAGTTACAAATCTTAATCTTGAATCAGCTTGGGTTAATTTTATGAAAGCAGGAGAATGCAATCCACCTCATATTCATACTGGATGTAATCTTTCTAGCGTATGGTTTGTTAAAGTGCCTGAAAAATTAAGAAAGGAACATGCAAAATATCAGGGCACAATAAAAGACGGTGGACCAGGTGCCATAAGTTTTATGCATGGATCACACTCTCAATTTTGTATTGACGAGCAAAGAGTTTTTCCAGAAGAAGGTATGTTTTTTATATTTCCTTTTAACTTAAAACATTATGTAACACCGTTTCTGTCTAAAGTGGAAAGAGTTTCTGTTGCAGCTAACGCAAAACATTCAGGATTTTTTGGTTTCTATGAAAAAAACAAAATTTGAAAAAGATAAATATTTAGTTGTTAGAGATGTCATCTCAAAAGATGTTGCTAATTTTCTTTTAAATTATTTAATAATGAAAAGAGCCGTAGCTTCCACACTACATAGAAATAACGGAGGTGAACAAGGCATGGCAGGCACTGGAACATTTTTTGATCCACAAGTTATTGGTGCTTATTCTTTATATGGGGATAGTGCTTTTGAAACTATATTAAATGCTCTCACTCCTATAATGTCAAAAAAATTAGGCAAAACAGTTTATCCAACATATTCTTACGCTAGGATTTATACTAAAGGTCATGAATTAAAAAGGCATAAAGACAGAGCACAATGTGAAATATCTACCACATTAAATTTAGGTGGTGATGTATGGCCCATATATTTAGAACCTTCAGGCAAAAAAGGGAAGAAAGGAAAAAAAATAATTTTAAAACCAGGAGACATGTTATTTTATTTTGGTTGTGAGTTAGAACATTGGAGAGAACCTTTTGGTGGTAAAGTATGTGGACAAGCCTTTTTACATTATTCAACAAATACAAAATTAATATATGATGAGAGAGAACATTTAGGATTACCTAAATTATGAAGGTAGATAAATCTATTTATGTTTTTGATAATTTTGTAAGCAAAGCTAAACAAACTTTTTACTATGATTATATTATAAAGTCTTATTTTAAAATAGGATGGGAGGATCTAGAAGAGTTTGATAAGAGAGGTTACCCTTGTTTACATAGCAGCTATACTCGACAAAATGTAGATCAATTAGAATTAATTCCAAACCTAAAAAAATACGCAAAGAAAACACCTTTCAAAAATATTATAAATGAGAATAATTATATTAAGTGTATGGTAAATTTATCTAAACCTGCAGATCCTAATTTTACACACTGTCATCCAAAACAAGTTGTTTGTTTATATTATGCAAACCTAAATTGGCATCCTAATTTTGCAGGTGAAACTTTATTTTATACTGAAGATCAGAAAGAGATAAGATATGGTTCTACATATACACCTAATCGA